GATACATCGTTTAACCCTAAGAGGTGGTTCTAACTTTGTAGTTTGTGGACCTACTATTGCAACAATCTTTGAATCACTTCCTGGCTATATGTCAGATACAGATGGTACAAAGCAACAGTTTGCAATGGGTGTTGAGAAGATTGGTGGAATAAACAATCGTTGGACTCTTTATAAGAATCCATATATGACAGAGAATACTATATTAGTTGGTTTCCGAGGATCAAACTTCTTAGAAACTGGCGCGGTGTTCGCTCCATATGTGCCTCTTATCATGACTCCATTGGTTTATGACCCGAATGACTTCACACCGCGTAAGGGTGTAATGACTCGATACGCAAAGAAGATGGTCAGACCCGAATTTTATGGTAAAATTTATGTAGATAGTTTGGATTCATTATAAACTATAACATAAAATCATAAAGTCAATAGAAAAGAGGAATATTTATATTCCTCTTTTTTTTCTTTGAACTTTGAAAAAGTCTACTTATATTCATGATAGAAATTATTTACAAAATATACAAAAAAAAGAGGGTTATAAAGATCCAGCTTATAGAGCAACTGTAAAACAATTTAAAGGAAAGAAAGTTTCTAAAGAAGAATTCGCACAAGCTCTTGCAATGCACCATCAGTCGATGGATGAAAGTTTGAATGAAAAGGCCCCTCAAATTAAAAGCAAGAAAGTGAGTGGTACTAAAGATGTCTATCTTGGAATTGAAGATTTTGGTGGAAATTCAAAGAGATATGCTGATTTTGCACAAAAGGTAGGAGCCGATGTTGATAAAAGAAAAGCTCATATGGTTAATCTTAAATTCACAGCATCTAATATTACATATTAACAACAAAAAATTCGTAAGACAACCATTTAGAAAGGAACATATTTTGTTCCTTTTTTTGTTTATGTTAATATTTATATATGAAATAACAGGATATTAAATGTCTAAATTTAAATATGTATACGCAGACCCAACATCAAATGCTAGTGGAAGCACTCCTTATGGCATATATGACAATGACTCAACATTTCAATCAGATAGTCTAACTGTAAGTAAATGGGTTGCAAGGAGATTAGGATATCCTATAATGCAACTAGAATTTGATTCAGGTTCTATATGGGCTTGTTTTGAAGAGGCCGTGTCAGAATACTCATTGCATATAAATCATTATAACATGAAAAATTGGTTATGGGAAAGTTATGCTTCTGATAACAGAATATCTGGATCACTTGGAACTGGAAGTTTTGAACCAGTCCATCCACATATGGGAACAACTTTTATGTTATCTGAACAATATGGTCAAGCGGCAAATGTTGGCGGAGAGGTTACAATGAGGAGTGGATCTGTAACTTTGATAAAAAATCAACAAGATTATGATCTAGCAACATGGGCAGAAGTATCGGAGAGTGGTAGACGATTGGTTGTCCAACGGGTTTATAACACAAAACCTGCCGCTATAACAAGATTTTATGATGCCTTTGCTGGAAGTTTCGAACAACGTCAGATGTTAGATGCTTTTGGATTTGGAAATGTCGCACCAGCTGTAACTTTTACAATGAGACCTATATCATATGATATTGCAAGGGCTCAAATGATTGAAACAAATGATATTGTTAGAAAGTCTGCTTACTCTTTTGATTTGATAAACAATGTTTTGAAGTTATTTCCAAGACCTGATGCCGATGATGCGGGTGATAAAATATGGTTTGAATATTATGTTAGAGATGATATAGAAAGCACTTCAAGAAGTTATACAACGTCTAAGGTATCAGATCCAAGTAACACACCATACAAATTTATAACATATCAAGAAATAAATTCAGCTGGGAGACAATGGATAAGGAAATATACACTTGCTTTATCAAAAGAATTGCTTGGTATCATAAGAAGTAAATATGCATCATTACCACTTCCAGATGGAGAAGTTACATTAGATGGAGAATCTTTAAAAGCAGAAGGTAGAGAAGAAAAAGAAGCTCTAACAACTGAACTTACAGAATTTTTAGAAAGCGTAACATTATCAGAAAGATCAAGAGCTGAAGCAGATACATCTGAAGCAAATCAGCAGGTGTTGGCACGCTCGCCATTGAAAATTTATATTGGGTAAAATTAAGGACAAGAAATGAAAATAACTAAAACTATATTAAAAAAACTTATAAGAGAAGAAATCAAAAGATTAAAAGAAACATATAGATGGGATCCAGATTGGGATATTCGTCTTTCTATAGACACTAAGGATATTAAAGCTGTTAAAAAATTAATATTAAGAAATAATTGGGAAGCAGAAGTTGGTGGTGGAAAACAACCTCGTAATGCAATGTGGTTTAAAATTAAAGCGAAAGGTGGAGAAAAAGAAATTCTTAATACATTGACTAAACACGGAATTGTTATTGGGGAAATTGATGAAGTGATAAGTAAAACTTTAACTGAAGATAAAAAATTAGTCAATTAGGGGTATAATGAACTGTTTATATTTTAATAATTGTAAAGTGAAATATTATGGCAACTAAACCATTTTTTATTCCTCAAGAAGAAATTGACTTATTCGATGTTTTAAACGAAGAGCTAATTGATGAGATCATAGGCAACTATGTAGATATCTATAAAGTCTCAATAGATGATACAACAGACAATATATATGGTGAATCTTCTACTAAATATTTTGAAAAGGGCTTTCGTGTTAATTGCCTTATTTCATTCGCTGAACCTACAATAGAGCAAGATGATTTGGGACCAGATTTTATGAGTAATATAGAAATGTTTTTCCATAGAACTACCCTTGAGGAGGCTGGTTTTTATCCAGAAATTGGTGATATTTGTGATTGGAACAAAATTTACTGGGAAATAAATACTATCACGGAACCACAGCTAATTTCAGGACATCCAGAATTTAGTCACTCTATTAAGGCGACAGCTCATAGGATGCGATTATCAAATCTACAAATAGAGGAACGCCCTAGATGATTAAATTAAAAGAATTATTAAATGAAGCAGTTATTGCTTGTGGGAAGTGTTTAAGTTATGTATGGAAAATTTCAGCTAAGTTTTCTGGAAATAAGTCCGTAAATAAAAAAATGAAAATTGTATATGGAACTGTTCAGAATAAGTGGGTAAGTGATGGTAAAAGATATAGACATGCTTGGATTGAATATGCAGGTAAAGTAATGGATTGGCAGACAATGGAAGCAGGGCTTAGTAAATATGCAGGAAAAGGGTGGCCAAAGAAAGAATTTTATAAACATTGGCATCCAAAAATAGATAGAACTTATTCACCAGATGAAGTAATAAATAATTACGCAGAAAAAAAGACAATAATAGGGTGGGATTGGTAAAATGATAAAATTAAAAGATTTATTGGCAGAAAAAGAAGATATTTCAATTGATACTGCTCAAGATATGAGAAAGGCTGGATATTGGATAGTAGTATCCAGTAATTTAAAGAAAGTAATTGCAGTAGATAAAGATGAAAAGAAGATGATGGATTTATATAAACAGAATAGTAGTAAAATGAAAATATTCAGTCCATTAAAAACTATAAGAATATCTCCAGAACAACAACGTGAGTATGATAGATTACATAAATTGATGTGGAAAAATAGTAGATTTGGGGGATAAGTAAAATGATAAAACTAAAAGACATATTAGAAGCACTTGGTACTAACTACGCAACCAGACTAAACTTTACTGGATTAAAAAAGAATAGTGTGGTTGAATTGCACGATGGAACAATAGCAAAAATAGTAGAACGAGTAGCACCAAGAATACCACAATTCTTTGCAGTAGTAGAAAAGGTTGGTAAAAAGATGAAGAATACCGATGGCAAGAAAGCTAAAGTCGGTGATACAATTAAATTTGCAGAAGCCTATATTAGAGAGAGAATAAAATGATAAAATTAAAAGATTTATTAACAGAAAGAAAAGTTAAAGTACCAAATAAAGGTATTTTTCCAAATAAAGAAAAAGCTATAAATTTTATTAAGAATCTTGAACAAGATGATACTCCAGTATATAATATTGTAGATGGGGAAACAGGTGAAATATTTATGGAGCCTGGGCAAACTAAAAGAAAGCAAGAAAAACAATGGAAAAAATATGAAAAGAATATGTATAAACTTATTTATGGAGATGAAGAAGAATTTGTTTATGATTCAAGATATGATGTTATAGATAATTTTTATACAATTCTTAGAAAAGATTTAGATCATGGAATGTCAAAGAAAGAAAAAGAAAAAATGAGGCAAGCCGATTATGACCTATCATATAATGTACCTGTTAAAATATCGCGAAAAGATAGAAAACCCTTTACATCTCAAGATGTTGATAATATGAAAGAATTTGAAAAATATTATAATAATAAACGTCTTCCTCAAAATCTTAGATTTCAAATATATGCAAAAAAAGGGAAGAAGGTGGCTGATACTGAAACTTTATTTGCTTAGATTAGAATGAGTGTACAACAACTACCAACAACTAAAATTATAATAAAAAAAGATTCTTCTATTTTACCAACTGTTGCACCAGAAAAAAATGTAATAAAAGAACAATATACTCCTGTATATGAAGAAAGATATGTTAATAAAACAGGGAATATAGATGTAGCAGAATTAGCAAATATTATTTCATCTGAACTTATGGGTAAAAAAATGTTGGTACCACAAACAAAAGCTGTTGAAGTAGACATAAAAAGAGAAATTGCTATTGGTAAAATAGATAAAAATGCAATACAATCAGAAGTGATAAATAAAAAAGTTGAAACTAAAGTAGATAAATTGAAAGAATTAAGAAAAAGATGAGTGTAAAACCCATAACAAATCCACAAGCTCAAAATCCAGAAACTATAAACAGAGGAAGGCAAAGGTCTCTTAAAAATACTACTGTAGGAAATAGAGCACAATCAGTTAATCCAGGAGCTAATTTTGGAAAGGGATTTGCTATCACATTACGTGATATAGATGGTGCTATAATAAATCATATAAAACATGTAATAAAACCTACAGTAAAAGAAGCAAATGAAATAATAAAAGTTCCTGTATTGTATGCAAATGAAGAAAGATGGAAATCAGTAAGAAAAAATGGAGTTTTAAGGGATAAAAATAATAGTATAATATTTCCAGTTATTATAATAAGAAGAACAGATATATCATTTAATGATGACCTTCCACTTTCTTTTGATCATGACTTAAAAGGAGATTTTGTTAAAATAGCAAGAGCAAATTTGTGGTCAAAGAAAAATAGATATGATAGATTTACAGTTCAACAAGGAAGAAAACCTGTACAGGAATTTGTAATGACGGGAATGCCAGATTTTGTTGTATGTACATATAGTATAATAACAGCAACAGCTTATATAGAACAAATGAATTCATTAAATGAACTTTTTATAAAGCATTTAAAAAAATATTTTGGAGATTCTGTGGGTTATAAGTTTATGGCATCATTAGATGGAGGAATAAGTGACGGAACTGAAATGACAGCTGATAATGAAAGAATAATAAAAAACGAGTTTTCTATTTCAGTAAATGGATATCTAATGCCCGAGTTTATGAGCACAATATTTGGAACGAAAGCTGAGATGTCAAAAGCTATGTCACCATCAAAAGTTGTATTTGGCTTTGAAGGATCAGCGACGACCGCACAGGTAAAAAAATAAGTAAAAAAAAATAAATCTATATTTATATATGATTTAAAAATTAGGAATTATAATGAAATTGACTAAAACTATATTAAAAAATCTTATAAGAGAAGAAATCCAAAAATTAAATGAAGATAATGATTTAGGTGGATTAGATATAACTAAAAAATTAGAATCTATTTTTAAGAAAATTGAAAAAAAGCTTGCTCCTATTTTAAAAACAATTGCTGATAGATCTCCACTTAAGAATCCTAAAATAAATATTATTAAAGACACAAATAATTTTGAAATTAAATTTAATTTTGATAAAATATTTGACTATAATGATTATAGTTCTAAGAATAAATTAGTAACTAATTTTATATTTTCAAATAAAGCAATGGATACTAGATTTTTCTTTGGTAAGCCTTATGGAAAATATATAGTAGATTATAGTTTTTTTACTTTTGAGGAAGATTATAGAAGGGCGAAAGAATACGGTGTTTTCTCCAATATAAAGAATTCTAAAGAAGTAGATAAAGTATTGACTAAGTTTTATAATAACTGTATATCACAATTAAATAAAGCTGAAAAATTAGTAAAAAAATATAAATATAAAGAATAAAATATTTTTTAAAAATAGTTATATATATTAATGAAAACAACTAACAACTAACAGAGGTTATAAAATGTCAAAAAAAGATGAAGTAAAATTCACTCAAGATGAATTAGATAAAATCCAAGAATTTCAACAAAGATATTTGAATATTCAGATGGGATTTGGTCAAATTGAGATAATGAACATGAGATTAAATACTCAAATGTCTGATTTAGATACAGCGGCTGAAAATTTACGGACAGATTTGGTTAATACTCAGGAAGAAGAAAGAGTATTTATTGAAGAGGTAAATAAAATTTATGGCCCTGGTGTTCTAAATCCCGAAACCGGTGTCTTTACTCCAAATGATTTACCCGATGCAACAGATGTTTCTCTTGATGAAAGTGAATAATTAACAAAAAAATCATTTTTTGCGAATATTTTTTTATATTTATATATGATAAATATTATATAAAATTTTAACGGAGAAAATTAATGCCATCATCAGAACGTGTCGTTTCACCGGGTGTCTTTACCAATGAAATAGACCAAACATTTTTACCAGCTGCAATTGGAGAAATTGGAGCCGCACTTATAGGACCTACTGTAAAAGGGCCGGCAGGCATACCAATTGTAGTTCAATCTTATTCAGAATATCAAACAAAATTTGGTGATACATTTAAGAGTGGAAGCTCTTATTATCAATACCTAACTTCTTATACAGCAAAAGAATACTTAAAACATGGAAGTAATTTAACTGTTGTAAGAATACTAGATAGTAATTATTCAGCTGCTAATTCATATGTACCAACTGGTAGTTTTGATGGAACATATTTTACAGGAAGTGCAGCAACTGTTGTATCAAGTTCATATACACAAGCAAATTCATCTTTTACATTGTATACCTTATCTGATGGTGCTTTGCAAAATAGTTGCCCACCAACAAATGCAGCAGGTATAAGTACTGGAGGTTTAGAATCTGGTAGTACAGCATTAAAAGCTAATAATGTATTAGTAAGTGGTTCATCTAGTAACTTAAGATGGGAAATTTCACAAGTAAATGCTAAAAAGGGTACATTCACATTGCTAATAAGAAATGGTAGTGATAGTCATAAAAGAAAGCAAATACTTGAATCATGGAATAACTTAAGTTTAGATCCAAATCAGTC